TCATTTATTGATTTCAATTTTGTCCCATTCTCTCCCTCGGCTGTCCCTATACCGCGCCGCCATTGAATCTGATTTATGCCCGAGAAGACGTTGAGCAAACTTATCGCCAATCTGATTCCGGTATAGCCTCGCCGACAGGCTACGCAGTTCATGGAATGTTGGCGGGTCTCCATCAAATGAGAGTCCAGATGCATTTCTCGCCTTTGTAAAATACTTAGATACTGTTTTCGGGGAAAGCGGTTCGTGATGCGTTGATGCAATTATTGTTTCACTGCCGCTGGCCTCCCTGCATTTCTGTAGTGTATCAGCCAATGAGATATTGAGCGCGTCAATCGTTAGCGTCAGCGGAATGGCGAGCTTAGCCCCTGTTTTACCCTGCTCAATGTGAAGATGGTTGTCGTTTATGTCTGACCATTTCATTCTGCATAAATCGCCTACTCTCTGCCCTGTAACGACAGCCAAATCCATTGCCAGCCTCAGCCAGATTGGGAGCGGTTCGGCTGCATGGTAAATCGCGACATATTCATTAGCTGTCAGTCTTGAACGCCTTACTTCTGACTTTGCTGTGCGGGTTGCTGTTACCGGATTCGTAGCCACATGCCCCTCGGCTATTGCCTCACGAAAAACGTCAACAAGGGTTGACCTGATTAATTTTGCGGAAGCCGCTTTACCTTCTGCTACGTAGGTGTTTAGCATTGCTGCTACCTCTTTCGTTGATATGTCAGCGAGCGGTTTGTCCGGCAATTTTCTTCGGATTGCCCTGATTTTGCTGGCGTAGTCGAGTAGAGTTTTCGGCCTGATACCCCTCTCGCTGAGGATTGTTTCATATCGGTCAAGCCACGCATGAAGAGTGATTGCGTCAGCGCCTTTAATTCTGTCTATCAGTGACTCACGCCTGCTCCCGGATAGCAACTCAATATTGGCCTGTATAGCTTCAGTGATTGCTATGCGTCTGTCTCGGCCTAATCCGAACTCTTTACCCGTCCTTGGGTCCCTGTAGCAGTAATATCCATTGTTTCTTATATAAAGGTTAGGGGGTAAATCCCGGCGCTCATGACTTCGCCTTCTTCCCATTTCTGATCCTCTTCAAAAGGCTACCTGTTACTGGTCGATTTAAGTCAACCTTTACCGCTGATTCGTGGAACAGATACTCTCTTCCATCCTTAATCGGTGGTGGGAATATCCTGCACTCGCGTACCCATCGACGAACTGTTTCAAGGCTTCTTGGGCGTCGCTGGCGTGCGTTCCACTCCTGAAGTGTCAAGTACATCGCAAAGTCTCCGCAATTACACGCAAGAAAAAACCTCCATCAGGCGGCTTGGTGTTCTTTCAGTTCTTCAATTCGAATATTGGTTACGTCTGCATGTGCTATCTGCGCCCATATCATCCAGTGGTCATAGCAGTCATTGATGTTCTCTGCTTCGATAACTCTGTTGAATGGTTCTCCATTCCATTCACCTGTGACTCGGAAGTGCATTTATCATCTCCATAAAACAAAATCCGCCGTAGCGAGTTCAGATAAAAGAAATCCCCGCGAGTGCGAGGATTGTTATTCATTGCCGATATTCACCTTTATCGCGAACACCTTTACCGGTTTATCACCGAAGTGCGGATGTGTGATTGTCTTGATTTCATATCCGTCATACGGAACATCAATTCTGCGGCTGGAATCGTCGCGCTTCGGATATCCCTTCGTGATGATCAGACTGCCATACTCGTGGTTAACGAGGCGCTTTTTCCAGTAGTCATTAACAAGGCGATACTCTTCCGTTTTCTCTCCGCGAATCATGGCATCGAAGTATTCACTTTTAACAGCAAGTTGCAGGTTAGCCATCACTTAATCCCCCTTTGTTTGCGGATAAGCTCCAGATCTTGCTGGCAACTTGCACAAGTCCGACAACCCTGAACGGCCAGGCGTCTTCGCTCATCTATGGGATCGCCACACTCACAACAATGAGTGGCAGATATAGCCTGGTGGTTCAGGCGGCGCATTTTTATTGCTGTGTTGCGCTGTAATTCTTCAATTTCTGATGCTGAATCAATGATGTCTGCCATCTTCCATTAATCCCTGAATTGTTGGTTAATACGCTTGAGGGTGAATGCGAACAATAAAAAAGGAGCCTGTAGCTCCCTGATAATTTTGCTTTTCATGTTCACCGCTCCTTAAAAACGCCGTTTAATATGCCGATCGCCAGGCTTAAATGAGTCGGTGTGAATCCCATCAGCGTTACCGTTTCGCGGTGCTTCTTCAGTACGCTACGGCAAATGTCATCGACGTTTTTATCCGGAAACTGCTGCCTGGCTTTTTTGATTTCAGAATTAGCCTGACGGGCAATGCTGCGAAGGGCGTTTTCCTGCTGAGGTGTCATTGAACAAGTCCCATGTCGGCAAGCATAAGCACACAGAATATGAAGCCCGCTGCCAGAAGAATGCATTCAGTGGTTGTCATACCTGGTCTCTCTCATCTGCTTCTGCTTTCGCCACCATCATTTCCAGCTTTTGTGAAAGGGATGCGGCTAACGTATGAAATTCTTCGTCTGTTTCTACTGGTATTGGCACAAACCTGACTCCAATTTGAGCAAGGCTATGTGCCATCTCAATACTCGTTCTTAACTCAACAGGAGATGCTTTGTGCATATCGCCTCCCGTGTATTATTTATCTCCTCAGCCAGCCGCTGTGCTTTGAGCTTCATTGTTAATTCCTCAGCCATTACTGATAGCGCCATAGCGTGAGCGGTAATTACGCAGGCGCGGGTCGATATATTCAGGGAAGTGGGTATATGTGGCTTTGCGGAATGGTCGTATTGATGTCTGGTAAATTCGCTCGCGTTCTTCTTTCTCTGCAAGCCATATACAATGGCGAAATTCCTTTTCCTCTTTCGTTTCCTGCGGTAGAGACATTATCCGGTCGTAGTTTTTTCTGAATTTATCCAGCACCTCCGATATGGAACTGCCGGAACAGCGGCGCGGGTCATCCGCACCATACAGAGGCGCTGGCATGATTTTCTCCTGATTAAATTGCGTGAATAGCGTGACGAGGGAAGGGGAGAGTTACTGGTGCAAAGGGTATATCGTCGTCAAAATCCATAGGTGGTTCGCTGTGATTCCCTTGCTGCTGAGGTTGCTGTCTTTGTTGCTGACCGTTATTTCGCTGAGGTGAAGACTGTTCATTGCCTCCTTGCTTGCCACCAAGCATTTGCATGGTTCCACCAACGCCCACGATGACTTCGGTAGTGAACCGATCATGTCCGCTTTGATCCTGCCATTTTCTTGTCCGCAATTTACCTTCAAGATAAACCTCAGAGCCTTTTCGCAGATATTCGCTGGCAATTTCTGCCAGTTTTCCGCTCATTACCACACGGTGCCACTCCGTCTGCTCCTTTTGCTCTCCAGTTTGCTTATCACGCCACTGTTCTGACGTAGCAACGGTAAGGTTTGCAAATGCCGTTCCTGATGGTGAATATCTGATTTCTGGATCATGACCAAGGCGACCAATAATGATCACCTTATTTACGCCTCTGCTTGCCATTTATGCCGCCTGTTTTAGTTCGTTAACTCTGATGTTCATTATCTGAACGCATTTAGCCTGCGCCTCCTCGTTGCCAGCCATTAATTGCCAGTCACGCTGATAACGCTCGATGAGTTTTTTCTTATCAGTTTCTGTCGATGCATAATCGCTGAAGTCTTTCAGGATTTGCTCGCAGTCAACCGATGGAGATTTCTGGTTGGTATTTTCTGGTGATGGTTTTTTATCTGATGCTGGGATTGCCCATCCCGGCAGCGATGGAGGGAGCCAGTAAAATCCTGTTCCATCCTTCAGTTTTGCCCTGTGCCATCCCTGCTTTTTATCGAGAGATGTTTGTGCGAAACCTTCCTCAAGGTTATACAGATACCGACCGATTCCCCACTGAACGGCAGCGCGCTTCATTGCACCGGAACGACCACCTTTGACGGCTTCTACCTGCGTGTTTTCAGCAGCATCCCATTTGGTTACCCATTCGGAATCAATCTTTATTGATATGCCACATTCAACGCCGCCGTTGTTGGGAATATCGCGGTATTCATTGCGCCATCCTGCTTTGCCGCAAATATCGTCCAGGCGTTTCATGATTGCCCTGTTCGTGACATAAGCCAGCACCATAGCCCACACTTTGCCATCGCGTGTTTTGCCGCTTTGCTGTATTCGCCATTCGATATCTTCAGGGCTGAATGGCTCATCGAATTTGTTCAAATCCATAATTCACCTCAGAATGGACACGGCCCAAGGAAATAACGCTGATTTAATACTTCGACTCGGGACAAATTAAGGCATACCCGCATTCCTTCGCGGTCGCCATTATGGCGATACCAGAGAGCTTTCTGCGTGTACATGCGTCTCTGTAACTTGCTCTCCTTCACTGTGGTTGCAAGTGACATGAATATCTCCTTCGTTACCGATTAATTCTTTCATCTGACGAATGAATTCTTCGTCTGACCAGTTATCTGTAAAACTCATTTCCTGCGATACCACGGAAGGTTGATAGCTGATTTCATCGCTTTATTTGCTTCAAGCCACATTTTGGAATCACCAATAAATCTGGCTATTACTGCTTTGTTTTGTGCAGCACGAAGCATCTGGTGATTGATGGCTATTTCATTGCGCATAACGCCTCCAGTTGTTTCTTTGCTGCTCTGATTAATTGTTTAACTCGGCGTGATAATTCAGATTCGTGCAGGTAGAAAGCGGACATGACGCCGCTACCCGCGAGCTGAAAGTGCATCATGGGTAACTCCTTATATTTGATTGCATAACGAAAACGCCTCGAGTGAAGCGTTATTGGTATGCATATAAAAAGGCCCTCACACTGGAGGGCAAAGAAGATTTCCAATAATCAGAACAAGTCGGCTCCTGTTTAGTTACGAGCGACATTGCTCCGTGTATTCACTCGTTGGAATGAATACACAGTGCAGTGTTTATTCTGTTGTTTATGCCAAAAATAAAGGCCGATTATGCGGCCTCGGAAGGAAGTCCAATCATCTTATTCAAATCTTCTACCCGTAAAGCAGGAAGTGCTGCACTTGCTTTATCTGCTTCTTTTGGTAGCAACTCTTTGCTTTCAGGCCAAACTTCAATAAGTCGCTTAACTGTTGTGACTGAGTTCAAAGCAGCCCATACATTTGATTCGATATCCTTTTTCTTGGCTTCAAGTTTTTGTTGCAATGCGCAGATTTCATCAAACCTTTTTGTTATTTCGTGTTCTGCACTAAACATGCATTTATCTTTGGTCGGAGTAGGGAGCAATATATCTTCGCCGTTGCCGTCTTTCCCATATGAATACCAGCCAACCCTTCTGCCAGATACAGTCAGATAAATTGAAGTTGAACGGGCATCGCATGAGTAAAATGAACATCCCAGCTTTTTAAGTTCTTCGCTTATAGCCATTAACTTGGATGATAACTGATCCACTTCCTCAGTTTTCTTTTTACCGCCAAACGCAACAACCCTGGCGTCAAGTGCAAGCTGGTTATTTAACTTTGTTACTTCTTTAAGTTCAGTGAAAACCCCAGACTTAATTAAAGCGTTACGAGCGATTTCCTCTTTCATTCTCGTAGTTAAGCGGATTGATGACATATTAATTCCTCTCAAATAAGTGGTTTGCTGCCTAATTTCATTTTCTGGCGACCAACACAAGTCACTTTGCTGTCAGTTGTTTTGATTTCCTGTAGCCTGCCGCGTAAAGAGCTACATTTGGAAGACAAATACTTCCACTGCATTCATCGGTATTTTGGTTACGAATGTTGCTGAGTGATATTGCTTTTTCAGAAAGATTTAAACGCTTTCTCGGTTCTTTCTGAAAAGGTTCCTCACTATCTGCACCGAAGATCGAATCGATAATGTTGCAGATGGCATCACGCTCGATAGCTAGCTTTCTGCGCCGCTCATGACGGCGAGTTTTGGCATTTCCTGCAAATGTTGATTTTCCGTACACGATTACCGTCATGATGTTTTCCTCATGTGAAATGGCTTTGGTGGTGATGTGCCAGATGCTGATCTTCTGGTTGCTGTCGTTGCAGCAGCAATTCACATCACCGCCAAACCCATCTCGTTTGGTATCTGTTTGCGCTTTGTCAGCGCCCCATCGAGGTTAAAGAGCCTGCCAATCTGTTCCGTTTGGCTACCAGCGTCCTGCTGATGGCTAAATAGTACGATGTGTACTTTATTTGGTCGATACAAAATGTTCTAAATGCGATTGGTTTTTATAACATTTTGTATTTTATGGGTTTATATTTTGGAAAAAGAAAACCCGACGCTAAGGTCGGGTTATTGCTGTGTGTTTTAGGGGGGGATGTTAGCTAAATGTCTCTTCGGGCCACTGGCTGGCGATAACTTTCCCCACAACGGAACAGCTATCATTGCATGGGATCATTGGATATTGTGGGTTTAGTGGCTGTAGGAACACCTGACCGCTATCCCTGATCAGTTTCTTGAAGGTAAACTCCTCACCCCCAAGTCTGGCTATGCAGAAATCACCTGGCTCGACAGCCTGCTCAGGGTCAACCAGAATTAACATCCCGTCAGGAAAGCTTGGCTTGTAGCCTGTTGGTGCGGTCATGGAATTACCTTCAACCTCAAGCCAGAATGCACAATCACTGGCTTTTTTGGTTGTGCTTACCCATCTCTCCGCATCACCTTTGGTAAAGGTTCTAAGCTCAGGCGAGAACATCCCGGCCTGAACATGAGAAAAAACAGGGTACTCATATTGTTTTTTAACGGGGGCAGATGAGTATTCGCCAACAGGTGAAAATGTACCGTCGTGGTTGAATGAGACGTTATCAATACCAAGGTATTTAAACACCACACCAATCTCGTCAAGAGATGGATGACGAGATCCGCGCAACCAGTGACCAATTCCACCCTGCGTCATACCAAGCTCTTCAGCTAACTTCTCTTGAGTTATGCCGAGCTCTTTCATTCTGGATCTAGCCAGTTCATACCATTTCATTTTCATATCCTTATTATTACGCTCTGTACTAAAACCATCCATGCACAAGATGTATTTTTTATTTGCATTGCAAAAGTACATATCGTATTATTATTTCATGGTTACTATGGAGGGCATATGAGCAACCTACGAAAATATCGAGAGTCACTGAATATCTCTCAAACAACCCTTGCTAAGGCAGTTGGATGCACACAGGGAGCTATCGGACATTGGGAATCAGGTCGTCGCTTCCCAGATCTTAAAACATGCCGTGCTCTTGTTGCGTGCCTAAACAAGTTAGGCGCAAAAGTCAGTCTTGATGACGTGTTCCCGCCGGAACACAAAGCCGCTTAATAAGCGGATCCGCTCTTTATCAATCTGCACCGCCGACAACGCGGTAACTAATTAAGCACTCATCGAAAGATGAGTATTAGTGATTATTTACCTATGGAAATAGTAAGAAATGGAACAAACAAATTACAGCAAACTATCACAGCGAGACGTTGATCGCGCAGAAACAGATTTACTCATCAACCTGTCAACGCTTACCCAGCGCGGTCTGGCAAAGATGATTGGCTGTCATGAATCGAAGATAAGCAGAACGGACTGGCGGTTTATTGCTTCGGTCTTGTGTGCTTTCGGAATGGCATCAGACATCAGTCCGATTAGTAGGGCTTTTAAGTATGCGCTTGATGGAATCACAAAGAAAAAATCCCCGGTGGCCGCCGGGGACTCTAAGCAAATTGATATGCAATTCTGAGGGAATTACTGGATCAATCCACAGGAGTCATTATGACAAATACAGCAAAAATACTCAACTTCGGCAGAGGTAACTTTGCCGAACAGGAGCGTAATGTGGCAGATCTCGATGATGGTTACGCCAGACTATCAAATATACTGCTTGAGGCTTATTCAGGCGCAGATCTGACCAAGCGACAGTTTAAAGTGCTGCTTGCCATTCTGCGTAAAACCTATGGGTGGAATAAACCAATGGACAGAATCACCGATTCTCAACTTAGCGAGATTACAAAGTTACCTGTCAAACGGTGCAATGAAGCCAAGTTAGAACTCGTCAGAATGAATATTATCAAGCAGCAAGGCGGCATGTTTGGACCAAATAAAAACATCTCAGAATGGTGTATCCCTCAAAACGAGGGAAAATCCCCTAAAACGAGGGATAAAACATCCCTCAAATTGGGGGATTGCTATCCCTCAAAACAGGGGGACACAAAAGACACTATTACAAAAGAAAAAAGAAAAGATTATTCGTCAGAGAATTCTGGCGAATCCTCTGACCAGCCAGAAAACGATCTTTCTGTGGTTAAACCGGATGCTGCAATTCAGAGCGGCAGCAAGTGGGGAACAGCAGAAGACCTGACCGCCGCAGAGTGGATGTTTGACATGGTGAAGACCATCGCGCCATCAGCCAGAAAACCGAATTTTGCAGGGTGGGCTAACGATATCCGCCTGATGCGTGAACGTGACGGACGTAACCATCGCGACATGTGCGTACTGTTCCGCTGGGCATGCCAGGACAACTTCTGGTCCGGTAACGTGCTGAGTCCGGCCAAACTCCGCGATAAGTGGACACAGCTCGAAATCAACCGAAACAAGCAGCAGGCTGGCGTGACAGCCGGCAAACCAAAACTCGACCTGACGAACACTGACTGGATTTACGGGGTGGAGCTATGAAAAACATCGCCGCACAGATGATTAATTTTGACCGTGAGCAGATGCGCCGGATCGCCAACAACATGCCGGAACAGTACGACGAAAAGCCGCAGGTACAGCAGGTGGCGCAGATAATCAACGGTGTATTCAGCCAGTTACTGGCAACTTTCCCGGCGAGCATGGCTAATCGTGACCAGAACGAACTGAACGAAATCCGCCGTCAGTGGGTTCTGGCTTTCCGGGAAAACGGGATCACCACGATGGAACAGGTGAGCGCCGGAATGCGTGTCGCCCGTCGGCAGAATAGACCATTCCTGCCATCACCCGGACAGTTTGTCGCCTGGTGCCGGGAAGAAGCATCCGTTAACGCTGGGCTGCCAAACGTCAGCGAGCTGGTTGATATGGTTTACGAGTATTGCCGGAAGCGTGGCCTGTATCCAGATGCAGAGTCTTATCCGTGGAAATCAAACGCGCACTACTGGCTGGTTACCAACCTGTACCAGAACATGCGGGCCAATGCGCTGACTGACGCGGAATTACGGCGCAAGGCTGCCGATGAGCTGACCTGTATGACCGCGCGAATTAACCGTGGTGAGACGATACCTGAACCCGTAAAACAACTTCCTGTCATGGGCTGCAGACCTCTAAATCGTGTACAGGCTCTGGCGAAGATCGCAGAAATCAAAGCTAAGTTTGGACTGAGAGGAGCCAGTGTATGACGGGCAAAGAGGCAATTATTCATTATCTGGAGACGCACAAGAGCTTCTGTGCGCCGGACGTTGCCGCGACAACAGGTGTGACATTAACCAGTATAAATCAGGCTGCGGTAAAAATGGCGCGGGCAGGTCTTCTGGTTATCGAAGGTAAGGTCTGGCGAACGGTGTATTACCGGTTCGCTACCAGAGAAGAACGGGAAGGAAAGGTGAGCACGAACCTGATTTTTAAGGAGTGTCGCCAGAGTGCCGTGATGAAACGGGTATTGGCGGTATATGGAGTTAAAAGATGACCATCTACATCACTGAGTTGGTAACAGGCCTGCTGGTAATCGCAGGCCTTTTTATTTGGGGGAGAGTAAATCGTGGCTGACTGGCAAATTCCAATCGTCATTCTTGCCGGAGCTTCGCTGGTTGCTGGCTTTATCCTGCTGAAAAAGCATAAAGACCGTGATCAAAAAGTCGAAGTTCTCTATGGGTATCCAGCTAACTGCACAACATGGCTGACCATTTACCACTACCGAAAATCAGGCCGGTGGGTATTCGAATGGGATGACCTGTTCGCTGAAAAGCGACCAAAGTCATGGGGAGACATCAGCGAGTGCATGATGTTTGAAGAAAGAAAATCCGGCGCAACCCGAGAAGAGTTTAACGAAGCGTGGAGGCGATTAAGTGAGAGAGGGTATCAATGAGCAGAATTAAATCTGGTTATCCAGGAAATGGGGAATACCCGAAGCCATATTTACCTGTAACAGTGACCACTCAATCTAAGCATCCACATCATTTCAAGCAAAGTGGTACAGCTTATTGGAGTGGCAAGCGGTGGATAGGTATTGATGGGTTCAAAATTGGGTATGCAAAGGTAATTAAATGGGAATTTAACATCACACACTGGAGTTCATCCCATGAGGAAACTAACGTTTGAACTAAGAAGCCCCATCCATCAGCAGAACGCCATTCAAGCCATCCAGCAAATCCTTCCAGACCCAACCAAACCAATCGTAGTAACCATTCAGGAGCGCAACCGCAGCTTAGACCAAAATCGGAAGCTTTGGGCTTGCCTTGGTGACGTTTCGCGTCAGGTTGAATGGCATGGTCGCTGGCTGGATGCAGAAAGCTGGAAGTGTGTGTTTACCGCAGCATTAAAGCAGCAGGACGTTGTTCCTAACCTTGCCGGGAATGGCTTTGTGGTAATAGGCCAGTCAACCAGCAGGATGCGTGTAAGCGAATTTGCGGAGCTATTAGAGCTTATACAGGCATTCGGTACAGAGCGTGGCGTTAAGTGGTCAGACGAAGCGCGACTGGCTCTGGAGTGGAAAGCGAGATGGGGAGATAAAGCTGCATGAACAAATACCGACTTATTTACGCAGATCCGCCTTGGCAATATCGCGACAAAGCCAACGATGGCAATCGCGGTGCTGGACATAAATACGATGTTATGAATGTTCAGGACATTTGCCGACTGCCAGTATGGGATTTAGCGGATCCAGAATCTTGCTTGTTAGCGATGTGGTGGGTGCCGACACAGCCAGCCGAAGCGCTAAAGGTAGTTGAGGCGTGGGGATTCAGGTTGATGACTATGAAAGGCTTTACCTGGCACAAAACCAATAAGCACAAAGGCAACAGTGCGATCGGAATGGGGCATATGACCAGGGCAAATAGCGAGGATTGCTTGTTTGCTGTTCGAGGGCGGTTGCCTGAGAGAATGGACGCTTCCATATGCCAGCACTTTACCGCACCGAGAATGGAGCACAGTGCAAAACCACCGATCGTAAGAGACATGTTAGATAAGTTGCTTGGCGACGTGCCGCGCTGTGAGTTATTTAGCCGCGACAAAGTGACTGGGTGGGATATGTGGGGCAATCAGTGCGACTCCGATTTTGAACTGGCTCCCGGCATGGCGATTAAACCATGCAAAATGGTGATCGCATGAAGCACTGTTATCGATGTGGAGAGCGAAAGGAAGACGATCGCTTTCGACCCGGGCAACCTTACTGGAATCGATGGTGTCTCCGGTGTGAAAGAACACCAACAGGGGTGTTACCACTACCACAGGAAAAGGAGGATGTGTGGCGAGACAGCGACGAAGTATCACCGACATAATCTGCGAAAACTGCAAATACCTTCCAACGAAACGCTCCAGAAATAAACGCAAGCCAATCCCAAAAGAATCTGACGTAAAAACCTTCAATTACACGGCTCACCTGTGGGATATCCGGTGGCTAAGACATCGTGCGAGGAAATGACAATGGATTATTCACAGTTAAGTGATTTTGAAATTAACAGAATGGTAGGAGACATAATTTTTAAAGCCCTTTGGGCATGTAAACCGGAAACATCAGGGAATAACACCAACAAATGGTATTACGGAAATGCTGATACAACTTTTGAGCCATTAAACCCTTTACCTGACTACTGCAATGATCCGAGCGCCTCATGGCCGATTATTGAAAAATACAGGATTAGCATTATCAATCTCGATGAAGACGAGTGGGGTGCACGCGGTGTGGCCTACTGTAAATCTAAGCGAGCTATACATGAGAATCCCCTCCGCGCCGCCATGATTGTCTTTCTCATGATGCAGAGAATCCAATAATGCTTAGCCCATCCCAATCCCTTCAATACCAGAAAGAAAGCGTTGAGCGAGCTTTAACGTGCGCTAACTGCGGTCAGAAGCTGCATGTGCTGGAAGTTCACGTGTGTGAGCACTGCTGCGCAGAATTGATGAGCGATCCGAATAGCTCAATGCACGAGGAAGAAGACGATGGCTAAACCAGCTCGAAGGAAATGCAAAATATGTAAGGAGTGGTTTCACCCGGCATTCTCAAATCAGTGGTGGTGCTGCCCGGAACACGGAACTCAATTAGCACTCGAACGACGAAGCAAAGAACGCGAAAAAGCGGAAAAAGCAGCGGAGAAGAAACGACGACGAGAGGAGCAGAAACAGAAAGATAAACTTAAGATTCGAAAACTCGCCTTAAAGCCCCGCAGTTACTGGATTAAACAAGCCCAACAATCCGTAAACGCCTTCATCAGAGAAAGAGACCGCGACTTACCATGTATCTCGTGCGGAACGCTCACGTCTGCTCAGTGGGATGCCGGACATTACCGGACAACTGCTGCGGCACCTCAACTCCGGTTTGATGAACGCAATATTCACAAGCAATGCGTGGTGTGCAACCAACATAAAAGCGGAAATCTCGTTCCGTATCGCGTCGAACTGATTAACCGCATCGGGCAGGAAGCAGTAGACGAAATCGAATCAAACCATAACCGCCATCGCTGGACTGTCGAAGAGTGCAAGACCATCAAGGCGGAGTATCAACAGAAACTAAAAAAACTGCGAAACAGCAGAAGTGAGGCTGCATGAATATCTACGAAAGAATTGATGGCAGCAAATACCGAAATATTTGGGTAGCTGGCGACCTGCACGGATGCTACACGAACCTGATGAACAAACTGGATACGATTGGATTCGACAACAAAAAAGACCTGCTTATCTCGGTGGGCGATTTGGTTGATCGCGGTACAGAGAACGTCGAATGCATGGAATTAATCACATTCCCCTGGTTCAGAGCGGTACGTGGAAACCATGAGCAAATGATGATTGATGGCTTATCAGAGCGTGGAAACGTCAATCACTGGCTGCTTAATGGCGGCGGCTGGTTCTTTAATCTCGATTACGACCAAGAAATTCTGGTTAAAGCACTTGCTTATAAAGCAGATGAACTTCCATTAATCATCGAACTGGTGAGCAAAGATAAAAAATATGTCATCTGTCACGCCGATTATCCTTGTGACGAATACGAGTTTGGAAAGCCAGTTGATAATCAGCAGGTAATCTGGAATCGCGAACGAATCAGCAACTCACAAGACGGGATCGTGAAAGAAATCAAAGGCGCGGACACGTTCATCTTTGGTCATACGCCAGCAGTGAAACCACTCAAATTTGCCAACCAGATGTATATCGATACTGGCGCAGTGTTCTGCGGAAACCTCACATTGATTCAGGTACAGGGAGAAGGCGCATGAGACTCGAAAGCGTAGCTAAATTTCATTCGCCAAAAAGCCCTATGATGAGCGACTCACTACTGGCCACAGTTTATTGGTTTTCGTAACTGAGTCATTTTATTATTTTATTGTAACTTTTAATCTTTTATAGTGCGAAATAAATGGAGCTAGCATTCATTTCGCACTTTATGTTTTTGTTGGACTTATGTTATTTTGATTGAATTCAATTCAGTTAAAAAAAGAAGGTGATTGCTCCATTTATAAATGAATAGTCATCCCCTGTCTTGAATTCTGATGTTACTTTATTAAATGCTAGTGTGAAGGCTACAGGTGCATACCCAATTGTTGCGCCAACTTGATATTCATCAACAGTTTTGTTTAGCGATACTGTTGTTTGTTTCGTCAGTATTGTTTTTCCTTCGAGAGTATAGTTGCGATTGACATCTCGTCTTTCCATACCTGCAAAAATCTTGTATTTGAATCCGCTTGTATCAGACATATGCATTAAACCACGGGGAGCCAGCAGACCAAAGCCATTATCCGAATTGAAGGTTTTATCATTACCGATAGCAATGGTTGCGCCATATGCTACATATTGAAATAAGTTTCCAGTAACAGCAGAAACTTCAGGGTATAATCCAACATTAGCACCTAAAATATCCATACTTGGTGTCATGGATAGCATCCCTTTTACAGTATAACCGTAGCGATTCTCTATTTGATCATCCCATGCATGATATTTTTCTGCCCCAATAATCTCATGAGCTTTATTTTGTACTTTCTGACCGCCTGCGTCGGGGCCAATAACACCTATGTCAGTACCTAATCGATAGCGAATCCAGTCATTCGCAAGGGAGTTCCATTCAATACCTGTGTGAGTGTATGCACTAAAAGCTCTGTCTCCAGTTACAGCTGTGTTGTGTCTTTTATTACTGCCTGATGGAGAGTAAATATCTTGCGCAATATGGAGAGATAACTGACTCGAGTCTGAGATATCGTGGCTATATCCCAGAAATAAACCTTGTGAGTAATCATCTCTGTTTTCATGTTTATTGCCATAAATATCATTAAGTATTGGTTGCAACTTCCCTGCATCATCATTTGCTAATGATAATGCAAGGCTGTCCGCGATAGCTGAACACGTGGTAAATGACAGAGCAATAAAAACGCCAGCGATGACACTTTTTTTCATATGTTATTGTCTTCCTTTTTTCTGAATGGAGCGCGTATTTTACATACGTGAGTTTGTAATACAAGGTGCGTAATCAATATGATTCTTTGTAATTATGCAAGCTAATTGATTGATTTGTTTTTTTTGTTGTGATTTTTATTGCTTGTTTTTAATGTGGTATCACTTTTATTAAGTGTGTTTGTATGGTGTTTTATGTTTTTATGGTTTTTATTTTATTAAATTAAAAAACATTAGTGATGACTACTCTATATAACAATATAAGAACTGTTACAAAAAGGGGGAAGGGAATCCTGTTACAGGTAGTTATGGATGATGAGTGAAACAGATATTAGAGAACCGGGGAATGAATGATGTCTGAGTCTTATATATCAGAACTCCTTCGCTGTCGCTGGGGGCGCCTGTGCTTATGTCGTTTCCCCGATTCGGTTTTGAACGATTACCGAATGTTAAAGAATTACGCCAAAATATAGAAAGGATTTACTGTATGAATACCCAATATTTACAGTATGTTCGTGAACAACTTATGGTGGCTACTGCTGACCTGAACGGAGCGACGAAAGGCCAGCTCGAAGCCTGGCAGGAGCATGCACAATTTGATACTGGTACATATAAACGAAAGAAGCCGCGCATTCTGGATGAGGTAACTGGCAGGATGATTACGCTGGATAATCCGCCGATTTCCGGTAAGCAGTCGTACGCAAAAGGTTCATCCATTGCACTGGTCAGCCAGGTTGAGTTCTCAACCTCTTCATGGCGCCGCGCGGTTCTGTCTCTCGAAGAACATCAGAAAGCGTGGTTGCTGTGGAGTTACAGTGAAAGTGTTCGCTGGGAACATCAGGTCACCATAACGCAGTGGGCATGGAGCGAGTTTAAGACTCTGTTGGGTACCAGAAAAATTGCAGGTAAGACACTGGAACGTTTGAAGAAGTTGATCTGGCTGGCGGCACAGGATGCGAAGAACGAGCTGGCAGGGCGTAAGACCTATGAATACCAGGAGCTGGCATCGCTGGTGGGAGTGACATCAAAAAACTGGTCTGAGACATTCACTGAACGCTGGGTTGCAATGAAGCACATTTTTCTACAGCTTGATAGCGAAGCTTTATTGCTTGTAACGAGAACACGTTCAAAACAAAAAGCAGCATTTTTACAGCAACATATTGCAAAACTGGATTAAAAGCCATATACTTCATGCAAATTTGGTATGTTGTAAAAAATGTATAAACCCGCTGCCGAGTGGGTTTTTTTATGCCCTGAGTTGTACTTGTACGGTAAACATGCTGGCTGCTATGTGATGTTTTTTAGCCTGCATTCTCTTGACGACATTGAATTGCTTTTGCTATGAGTTGTGAGCCAAATGTTATCATCTTGTGTTGAGGTGGTTATGAAGGGTGGTGCACTACTCAGAGAGTCTTCGCTTTTTATTGCCTATATGGGATTTCTTGGGTGGGGGAGTGCTTATTTTTATGGCTGGGGCACTTCCTTTTACTACGGATTTCCATGGTGGGTTGTCGGGGCTGGTGCTGATGATGTAGCCAGAAGTTTGTTTTATGCTGTTACTGTTATTGTCATATTCCTGATGGGCTGGGGAATTGGTGTTGTTTTTTTTCTGGGTATTAAACAAAAAAATAATATGCAGGATTTGAGTTTTATTAGACTTTTTCTTGCGATACTACTGCTTTTTGTTCCTCTCGCTCTGGAGTTTTCAGTAATTCATCAACAGTTTGTACCAGATGCACTGATATTGTGTATTATTTCCGCATTAATAATTACATTGTTTATCAGATTAAGTAGGAGATTTATTTCTATTAAATGTATTGCAGAAGTGTCTTTTATTCGTCATCACAGGATTGAGTGTGTTATGGTCGGATTTATGCTTTATTTCTGGGCATTTTCACTTATTGCTGGTTGGTATAAACCTCAGTTTAAGAAAGAATATCAGACTCTCTACTATGAGAATATCTGGTATTATGTTCTTGCTCGTTATGATGATCGTTTGGTGTTATCCAGATCGTTCAATGATAGCAGTAAAAATTTTATCATATATAACATAGGACGTACTGATAGCTTTGAGATTAATGTGGTTCGAGTACGCTAAAATATCCTTGGAGTAACATAGGTGTTGCTTTTTTGATGGCAGACTGCATATTGTTATTGAATTGTAATCAAAGCATAGGAGTGAATCAGGTTTGTCATGGGGGGATTGCAGCCTTTGTTAGATATGATTATCATTCCTCGCTCGGCCCTTTAGCTCAGTGGTAAGAGCGAGCGACTCATAATCGCCAGGTCGCTGGTTCAAATCCAGCAAGGGCCACCAGCCGTCACTAGCTCATCAGGAAAGAGCATCAACTTTCTAAGTTGAGTGTGCGAGGTTCGAGTCCTCGGTGACGGTCCAGTGCCGACTTAGCTCAGTAGGTAGAGCAACTGACTTGTAATCAGTAGGTCACCAGTTCGATTCCGGTAGTCGGCACCATATGCGGGCATCGTATAATGGCTATTACCTCAGCCTTCCAAGCTGATGATGCGGGTTCGATTCCCGCTGCCCGCTCCAGTTAGAGCCTTTCAGTCTGCGATGATGGGAAAGTCCGGAGTGACTGAAAGACGTTTGGGTTATGAATGAGCGTCTTTTTTGCAAAATTGCTGTGCAGGAATAACAACCTTCGGGCAGGCGATCATTCATAAGCACTCTGCTTTTATTCCGATTAACTGTGGGTGGTTTGTTGGATAGAGTGCTTTCCTGACTGTAGATCCAATTTCGCCCGCTTTTGCGGGCTTTTCTTTTCAAATCCCTTTCATCTCTCAGTGTAAAACTACGCCATCCGTTATTTGCGGAGGTGAGGCTATGAAATCCATGGACAAAATTTCAACGGGCATTGCCTACGGCACCTCCGCAGGCAGTGCTGGCTACTGGTTTTTACAGTGGCTTGATCAGGTCAGTCCGTCACAGTGGGCTGCGATTGGTGTGCTGGGGAGTCTGGTTCTGGGCTTCCTGACTTATCTGACAAATCTGTACTTCAAAATCAGAGAAGACAAGCGTAAGGCTGCGCGGGGAGAGTAATTCAATGACTCAAAACTATGAACTGATTGTGAAAGGGATCTGCAATTTTGAGAATAAAGTTACGGTAACTTTAGCGTTACGGGACAAAAAACGCTTTGACGGTGAAATTTTTGACCTGGACATCTCGCTGGACCGTGTTGAAGGTGCCGCGCTGGAGTTTTATGAGGCAGCAGCCAGAATGAGCGTCAGGCAGGTCCTCCTGGGAGTGGCAGAAAAATTGTCAGAAAAAGTTGAGTCTTATCTGCAGCATCAGTACTCCATTGAGATTGAAAATTCTGCCAATAAACACGATCGTCCTCATCTTGCGGGTTTTGATAGTGCAGTTAAAGCCAACACCAGGCGCGCAGGGCAGGAAAAAAACGTCGGGGATGACATAAGTCGTGCGGTGGTTACTGTAGAGTTTCCAGGGCATATGGCATCAAGAGAGAAAGTCGGGAAAGGTGGTGCTCCTGTGCTGACGAAAAGAATCGGCAGCAAGGTCAGTGTCTGGCTTGATAATGAAGAAATGTTGTCGGTTATGTACAAGGAAGACTACGACCCGAAAACAACGTTCAGCGACTATGAAGCGAGAGCAAAAAAGTATGCCTTGTTGATAGTTGCCGCGATGCGAGCCGTAAATGAGCGACAACGCCACCACGAAAATGGGGTGGCGTTTGTTGCTAAAGCTGTTCAGCAAACTATTGATGGTATGACGACGAAGTTTCTTCAGGAATTAAAATTGTCTCAGCAAGAGTAACGCATGATTCGGCAATCAATTTGTTCATTTCGTCTAAAACTTCCTGCGGGGTTTCCAGGGATTCGGGTAATTTTATTGATGAAAAAGTGTTAGCTGATTTAGTAAGCAAATCTTTAATAATTGCTTTTTTCTCATCTGGTAAAGCGTTAACTAGGAGTATGACAACCTGTCTGATGGCCAGAATATCAGCAAAAGCTTTTTTAGATAAATAAGTATCGCTCATATGTTGTCCTTACTGTTTGTTCTGTGATCTTCACATTGTCAGTATTACCCCTGCGAGGAACTACCTGCCGGGCTGAGTACTAAACATATCCAGGGTTCAGGAACCGATAAATCCTGATAAATATCCATGAACGTAAAAATCAAATATGGCCTGTCAGCTGCCGTTCTGGCGCTGATTGCTGCAGGCGCGTCTGCTCCTCAAATACTTGACCAGTTTCTGGATGAAAAAGAAGGTAACCACACAACGGCATACCGTGATGGTTCTGGCATATGGACCATCTGTCGTGGTGCCACAATGGTGGATGGTAAGCCCGTCATACCGGGAATGAAGCTGTCGAAGGAAAAATGCGACCAGGTTAACGCTATTGAACGTGATAAGGCGCTGGCATGGGTGGATCGCAATATAAAAGTACCACTGACCGAACCACAAAAAGCAGGTATTGCGTCATTTTGTCCCTATAACATTGGCCCCGGTAAGTGTTTCCCGTCGACGTTTTATAAGCGGCTGAATGCCGGTGATCGTAAAGGCGCATGCGAGGCGATTCGCTGGTGGATTAAGGACGGTGGCCGTGATTGCCGCATTCGTTCAAATAACTGTTACGGTCAGGTTATTCGTCGTGACCAGGAGAGTGCGCTGGTGTGCTGGGGGATCGACAGATAAGCAGAATATTTTGCTGAAAAATGCCGTTTGCTCACACAAGCGGATAACACGATATTCTGCAAACTGGCAAAAGGAAGTGAATAAAAGCAAAAACCCCGTTTGTTGGCAGCAAGCGGGGTTTTGTTTTCTGCCCATGGGAAAGCTAAAGGAGAAAACGTGTTTGATTTTAGCAAACTGATTCTGGAGATTCGAGTGATGGCTGAAAAATTATCCACCTGGAAGTTCATCCTTATCTGGCTGGTGTTTGTGGTTATGGGCTCCGGTTATTTCATCGGTCAGATACGCTGGTGGTGAAATGAACCGGATTCTGTATGGCGTGATTATTGTCCTGCTGATGGTCTGTAGTGCTCTGTGGCTGGCAACAGATCATTACCGCGATAACGCCATTACCTACAAAACACAACGCGATGACAATGCCAGAGAGCTGAAACTGGCAGAGGCGATCATTACTGATATGCAGGTGCGCCAGCGTGACGTTGCTGCACTCGATGCAAAATATTCAAAGGAATTAGCTGATGCGAAAGCTGAAAATGATGCTCTGCGTGATGATATTGCCGCTGGTCGTCGTCGGTTGCGCATCAGAGCAGTCTGTCCAGCCGTGCGTGAAGCCACCGCCTCCTCCGGCGTGGATGATGCAACCAGCCCCCGACTGGCAGACACCGCTGAACGGGATTATTTCACCCTCAGAGACCGATTGATGACGATGCAGAAGCAACTGGAAGGGGCACAGCTATACATTCGTGAGCAATGCCTCAGATAAAAACCGGCCAAGGATAATCCGCTGAAGATTTGCCGGCGGCGAAAGAGAGCCAAGGGTTCAGCCTACGCCATTACTCCTGTCGATGCAATGCATTCAATGGATGCTTGATTTATTTCTGTGCGCTATATCGTCGCTGTCTCCTGCATTAACTATGACCGTAACTCGACGGGGAACCCCTTCTGCGTGAGTGTGCGGGGGGGAAGAAACAGGACACTCACACAGATTCTTGTGGGCACGATGCTATTCCTTTCTGGATTATCCCGATGCCATTCATGCAGGGCGCTGTATCAGACGTTCGTCATGGCTGTCAGGCTGACGGGTCCTCCCGGTGGGGTGGCCTGCCACGGGGCGGGAGCGTCGCGGAAAAAGGCTAGTTTTTGCATTTCCATGGCGGCGGCAACATGTTTAGTAATTTATTGATAATTAAAAGTTATTTCTCTTTTCACCTGTACAATATTTTTTTCTCCCTGTCATTAGACCAGTTTGCAATTAATTGAAATATATAAATAAACCTGATTTTCACCTGCCAGATGGAGTTGCTTATGTCAAATGTGAGCGGGATCGGTGATGCTTATTACTGGAGTGTTTTTAAAATCGCCGAGGCCTTTGGGCTTCACCGGGACACAGTAAAAAAACGGCTCCTCGCGGCCAACACTCCTGTGGCTGCGACTGTCAGGGGGAACCCCGTTTACGCCCTGCAGCATGTCGGGCCAGCCCTGTTTAGTGTGAAGCATGAGGCAGCAGACTCTGTTCATGATCCATCCCGTATGGAGCCGAAAGAGAGAAAGGACTGGTACCAGTCTGAAAATGAAAGGATCAAGCTGGAAAAGGAGCAGCGAAAACTCATCCCAGTTGATGAAGTAGTCATCGTCTATTCGTCCATGAGAAAGGCTGTCGTCCAGGTTCTGGAGACAATTCCGGATGTTCTTGAACGCGATTGCGCCCTGACTCCTCAGGCCGTCGGCGTTGTACAGCAGGCCATTGATGACCTGCGATACACTCTTCAGGAAAAATCCTACGAGGCTTGTGCTGCTGAATTAATTCCTGATGAGGAAGGAGAGAGTCTCTAGGAGGAATAATGGGTTTTTCATCAGCCCGAAATTTGGGAAGGGACATATCGGCAGGATTTTCCCCACCACGTCGCATGCCGATTTCGGAGGCTGTTAAAAAATTCATGCGTGTTCCCAAGGGGGCTGGTAACTCGGTGCCATGGGATCCTGAACTGACACCCTACATCATTGAGCCCATGAACTGCCTGGCATCGCGTGAATACGATGCGGTGATTTTTGTTGGTCCTGCGCGAACAGGGAAGACCATTGGTCTGATCGATGGATGGATTGTCTATACCATCGTTTGCGATCCTTCGGACATGCTCGTTGTGCAGATGACCGAAGATAAGGCCCGCGAGCATTCTAAAAAGCGCCTCGACAGAACGTTCAGAAGCAGTGCGGCGGTAAAGAAAAGAATGAGTCCACGTCGTAACGACAATAATGTTCATGATAAGACGTTCAGGGATGGCTCGTTCCTTAAAATTGGTTGGCCCTCGGTCAACATTATGTCGTCGTCGGATTACCGGTTTGTCGCCTTAACCGATTACGACCGTTTTCCGGAGAATATCGACAGCGAGGGTGATGGTTTCTCCCTGGCCTCAAAACGTACCACCACATTTATGTCCGCCGGGATGACTCTGGTGGAGAGCTCGCCGGGACGTGACATCTGCGACAGCAAATGGCGACGTAAGTCGCCTCATGAAGCGCCACCGACGACTGGTATTCTTTCCCTTTACAATCGTGGTGACCGCCGCCGCTGGTACTGGCCATGTCCGCACTGCGGTGAATATTTTCAGCCAGCCATGGATGCCATGACCGGCTACCGTAATGAACCGGATCCCTTTAAAGCCAGTGAGGCGGCGTATCTACTTTGCCCGCACTGCAGCGGCATTATCACTGCGGAGAAAAAGCGTGAGCTCAATAGTGCAGGAGTCTGGTTGCGTGAAGGTCAGGTCATTGATCGTAACGGCAACGTTTCCGGTGAACCGCGCCGCTCCCGTATCGCCAGTTTCTGGATGGAAGGGCCAGCTGCTGCGTATCAGACCTGGGCGCAACTGGTTTACAAATTACTGACTGCAGAACAGGAGTATGAAGCGACAGGAAGCGAAGAAACACTCAGGGCGGTTATCAATACCGACTGGGGATTACCTTATCTTCCCCGCGCCAGCATGGAGCAACGAAAAAGTGAACTGCTTGAGCAGCGGGCAGAGCCAGTTCCTTCCCGCAGTGTGCCGGATGGCGTTAATTTCCTTGTGGCGACAGTGGATGTGCAGGCGGGACGTCATCGCCGTTTTGTGGTTCAGGTAACGGGCTATGGCAGCCGTGGCGAACGCTGGATTATTGATCGTTACAACATCACGCAGTCATTGCGCGGTGACAGCGACGGGGGGAGCCAGCGAATTGATCCGGCCAGCTATCCGGAAGACTGGGATGTCCTGCTGACGGATGTTTTTCATAAAAGCTGGCCGCTGGCCTCCGATCCTTCTCAACAAATGCGACTGATGGCAATGGCGGTGGACTCCGGCGGTGAAGACGGGGTCACTGATAATGCCTATAAATTCTGGCGTCGTTGCCGTCGTGATGGCCTTGGTAAACGTATTTACCTGTTTAAGGGCGACAGCATCCGGCGCGCAAAACTGATCACCCGTACATTCCCTGATAACACCGGACGAACGGGCCGACGGGCGCAGGCCGCAGGTGATGTGCCGCTCTGGCTTCTTCAGACGGATGCCCTGAAAGACCGGGTGAATAACGCGTTATGGCGTGACTCGCCAGGTCCCGGCTATGTGCATTTCCCTGACTGGCTGGGGAGCTGGTTTTACGACGAACTGACGTATGAAGAGCGGAGCAGTGACGGGAAATGGAGTAAGCCGGGTCGCGGTGCCAACGAAGCTTTTGACCTGATGGTGTATGCCGAGGCTCTGGTCATTCTGCATGGATACGAAAAGATCCGCTGGCCGGATGCACCGGAGTGGGCGAGCCGGGAAACCTGGCTGGAGTGTGTCCCGGACAGTACCGAACCGTCACCCACACCGGAACCGGTATCCACGCCTGTTAAAAAACAAAAACGGAAGAAAACAGTAACTGACGATGTTAACCCCTGGCTGACTTCCGGAGGATGGTTATGAACCAGAATGATATCGAAGCCATGATTCAGCGTTATACGGAAGCTGAAATGGCGGTGCTGGACGGAAAATCCGTCACCTTTAATGGTCAGCAGATGACCATGGAAAACTTATCTGAGATCCGGCAGGGACGGCAGGAGTGGGAGCGCCGCCTTGCGGCTCTGATTACACGACGACGGGGGCATCCCGGGTACCGGCTGGCGAGGTTCTGATGGCAATTCTTGATGATGTGATTGGCGTTTTTTCACCTGGATGGAAAGCGGCAAGGCTGCGTTCCCGTGCGGTGATCCAGGCTTATGAGGCCGTAAAAACGACGCGGACACACAAAGCCCGGCGGGAAAACCGAACTGCCGACCAGTTAAGCCAGTACGGGGCCGTGTCGTTACGTGAGCAGGCCCGTTACCTTGATAACAACCACGATCTGGTTATTGGTGTATTTGACAAGCTGGAAGAACGGGTGGTGGGGAAAAACGGGATTATTGTCGAGCCACATCCGGTATTACGCAATGGGGCCATTGCCCGTGACCTGGCTGCGGAGATTCGCACCCGATGGAGTGAATGGTCTGTCAGCCCGGAAGTCACCGGGCAGTTTACCCGTCCGATGCTGGAACGTCTGATGCTGCGTACCTGGCTGCGCGATGGTGAGGTGTTTGCCCAGATGGTTTCCGGGCGCATAAACAGCCTGACGCCTTCTGCCGGTGTTCATTTCTGGCTGGAGGCGCTCGAGCCGGACTTTATTCCCATGACCAGTGATGAGAGCAACAGGCTGAATCAGGGCGTGTTTGTTGATGACTGGGGGCGTCCCGAAAAATATCTGGTGTATAAAAGCCGTCCCGTATCCGGACGGCAGATGGAAACCAAAGAAGTGGATGCAGAGCGAATGCTGCATCTTAAATTTGTTCGCCGTCTGCACCAGATGCGCGGGACGTCTTTGTTGTCCGGTGTGCTGATCCGCCTCAGTGCCCTGAAAGAGTATGAAGATTCTGAGCTGACTGCAGCAAGGATCGCCGCTGCTCTGGGGATGTACATCCGGAAAGGCGACGGGCAGAGCTATGAACCGGATGGTAATGGCAGCAAGGATAAGGAACGCGAGCTTACCATTCAGCCGGGCATTATTTACGACGATCTGAAACCCGGCGAAGAAATCGGAATGGTGAAGTCGGATCGCCCCAATCCTAACCTTGAAACTTTTCGTAATGGTCAGTTGCGTGCCGTGGCGGCGGGCAGTCGTCTGAGTTTTTCCAGTACAGCGCGCAACTATAACGGCACTTACAGCGCCCAGCGTCAGGAGCTGGTTGAATCCACTGATGGCTACCTGATCCTGCAGGACTGGTTTATTGGTGCCGTCACCCGTCCGATGTATCGTGCCTGGCTGAAACAGGCTGTGGCATCCGGTGTTATCAGGCTACCCCGCGATCTTGACCGTTCTTCACTGTATACCGCGGTGTATTCCGGACCGGTGATGCCGTGGATTGACCCTGTTAAGGAGGCTGAGGCCTGGAAAATCCAGATTCGTGGTGGAGCGGCGACAGAATCAGACTGGGTACGTGCTGGGGGTCGTAATCCGGATGATGTCAAACGTCGGCGCAAGGCCGAAATTGATGAAAACCGCAAGCTGGATCTGGTATTTGATACCGATCCGGCCAGTGATAAAGGAGGCAGCAGTGCCGCAACGAAACGACAGGATCTGCAGCACACCGACGACCAGTCCGAAGAATAATTCCTGGTTCAGGATGCAGGCTGGTCACCAGAGTGACGCGGATATTTATATTTATGACGAGATTGGTTTCTGGGGTGTTACAGCGAAGCAGTTTATCAGTGATCTGAATGCACTGGGCGATATCACCCACATTAATCTCCATATTAATTCACCGGGTGGCGATGTCTTTGAAGGCATCGCCATTTTTAATGCACTGAAAACACATGGTGCGTCCATTACCGTTTATGTCGACGGTGTGGCGGCGTCAATGGCGTCGGTCATTGCGATGGTGGGAAACCCAGTCATTATGCCGGAAAACACTTTCATGATGATTCATAAACCATTTGGCTTTACGGGCGGTGATGCGGAGGACATGCGCACCTATGCCGACCTGCTCGATAAAGTTGAGGCGGTTCTGTTACCCGCTTATGCACAGAAAACCGGGAAAACCACCGATGAAATTGCTGCCATGCTGGCGGATGAGACCTGGATGTCCGGTGCCGAATGTCTGGCACAGGGATTTGCTGATCAGGTAACGCCAGCCGTTAAGGCAATGGCATGTATTCAGTCAAAACGTACAGAGGAATTTAAAAAGATGCCGGAATCCATTCGAAACATGATTACTCCGCCACGCAACAGTGCTCCACGCGTACAGGATAATGAACCTGCAGCTTCCCGGACGCCAGTGCAGGCAGCAGCCCCCGTGGTGGATGAAAACAGTATCCGTGCGCAGGTACTGGCAGAGCAAAAAGCGCGTGTAAACGGTATTAATGATCTGTTTGCCATGTTTGGCGGGCGTTATCAGACGCTGCAGGCTCAGTGTCTTGCCGATCCTGAATGTTCGCTGGAGCAGGCCCGCGAAAAGCTGTTGAACGAAATGGGGCGCGAGTCCACGCCATCCAATAAAAATACCCCGGCTCATATTTATGCCGGTAACGGTAATTTTGTGGGGGACGGGATCCGCCAGGCGCTGATGGCGCGTGCCGGATTTGAAAAAACCGAACGTGATAATGTCTACAACGGGATGACCCTGCGTGAATATGCCCGTATGTCACTGACTGAACGGGGTATTGGGGTTTCCAGTTATAACCCGATGCAGATGGTCGGTGCGGCGTTCACACACAGTACGTCTGACTTCGGTAATATTCTGCTGGATGTTGCGAACAAAGCCATTCTGCAGGGCTGGGAAGATGCCCCTGAAACCTATGAACAGTGGACGCGGAAAGGTCAGTTGTCTGATTTTAAAATTGCCCATCGTGTGGGTATGGGGGGCTTCAGTGCTCTGCGTCAGGTGCGTGAAGGGGCGGAATATAAATACGTCACCACCGGAGATAAACAGGCCACTATTGCACTGGCGACCTATGGCGAGCTGTTCAGTATCACCCGTCAGGCCATTATCAATGATGATCTGAATATGCTGACCGATGTCCCGATGAAACTGGGCCGTGCGGCGAAATCCACTATTGCCGATCTGGTTTATGCCATTCTGACGTCTAACCCGAAAATCTCCACAGATAATGTAAGCCTGTTCGATAAAGCGAAACATGCAAACGTACTGGAGAGCGCTGCAATGGACGTGGCATCGCTGGATAAAGCCCGCCAGTTGATGCGCGTTCAGAAAGAGGGGGAGCGTCATCTGAATATTCGTCCTGCGTTCGTACTGGTACCGACGGCGATGGAGTCTGTTGCTAACCAGGTCATTCGCTCCTCAAGTGTCAAGGGGGCTGACATTAACGCCGGTATTATTAACCCGGTGAAAGATTTTGCGACCGTTATTGCAGAGCCTCGTCTTGATGATAACAGCCAGACCACCTTCTACCTGGCTGCGTCAAAAGGCTCCGATACGATTGAAGTGGCTTATCTCAACGGTGTGGATACGCCATATATTGATCAGATGGAGGGCTTCAGTGTGGATGGCGTGACAACGAAAGTGCGTATTGACGCCGGTGTCGCGCCAGTTGATCACCGCGGTCTGGTGAAATGTACGGCGTAAACGTCGCAGACAACAACTCTGATGGCCCGTAAGGGCTTTTTTTGTACCTGAAATCAGCCCCTGAACGGGGCTGTGCGGAGACAGTTATGGCAAAGAATTTTGTAGAAGAAGGAAAAACGGTGGCGATTGTTGCCAGTGCAGCCATCAGCAGCGGAGATCTGGTGCAGGTGGGTGATGTTTTTGCGGTGGCTCTGACCGATATTTCACAGGGTGAAACAGGCGACGGCCTGACCGAAGGTGTGTTTATGCTGCCTAAGCTAAAAACGGATGACATGAAAACGGGTAAGAAGGTTTATCTGAAGTCCGGAAAAGTTCAGCTGACTAACAGCGGCTCTGATCCGCTGGTCGGGGTTGTCTGGGCAGATGCCGGAACCAGTGCAGAAGAAGTGCCGGTAAAACTCAATGTCTGATCCCTTTTCCCGGCTGGCAGCGCGTATGGATGCGATCACGGTCAGAAAGATGGGAAAGACAGCCTCGATTAATGATGTCGATATGACTGTGATCCCGGGAGAAACACTGGCAGAGCTGAATGCTCTGTCCGGACCTGCGGTCTCTCTGGTGGTGTTTTCTTCGGGATACCGCCCACGGCGCGGGGATCGCGTTGTTTATGACGGACAACAATGGACGGTCACACGGCATGAACGCTTTAACGGTAAGCCAATGATCTTTATTGAGTAAAGAGGTGTGGGATGAAGGGGCTTGAGAATGCCATCCGCAATCTGAACAGCCTTGATACCCGTATGGTGCCACAGGCCAGCGCATGGGCGATAAACCGTGTGGCACAGAAAGCGGTCTCGGTTGCCACCCGGCAGGTTGCCGGGAATACCGTTGCGGGAGATAACCAGGTGAAAGGGATCCCCCTGAAACTGGTACGTCAACGTGTCCGGGTGTTTAAAGCCAGTCCGTCAGGAAAAATGACGGCCAGGATCCGCGTTAACCGGGGCAATCTGCCCGCCATTAAGCTGGGGACAGCCCGGGTCAGACTGGCCCGGCGTGGTGGAAAACTGCAGTACCGTGGCAGTGTGCTGAAGGTGGGTAAATATCTTTTCCGGGATGCGTTTATTCAGCAACTGGCGAATGGTCGCTGGCATGTGATGCGGCGTATTGATGGCAAAAATCGTTACCCCATTGATGTGGTGAAAATCCCGCTGTCCGGACCGCTGACACAGGCATTTGAAGATGCCCGCGACCGCATCATTGCTGCGGAAATGCCGAAACAGCTGGGGTATGCACTGAAACAACAACTGAGGTTATGGCTGACCCGATGAACCGACATACACAAATCCGCCAGGTCGTACTGGCACGCCTTCGGGAACAGTGTGGAGACAGCGCCACGTTTTTTGACGGGCTTCCGGCATTTGTTGATGCGCAGGAACTGCCTGCCGTGGCGGTGTGGCTGAGTGATGCTCAGTACACCGGAAAAATGACGGATGAAGATGACTGGCAGGCTGTTCTGCATATTGCTGTCTTCATCCGGGCACAGGCACCGGATTCAGAGCTGGATATGTGGATGGAGAGCACCATTTTCCCGGCCCTGAATGATGTACCGGCACTTTCCGGACTCATCGACACCCTGATCCCACTCGGTTTTAACTATCAACGTGATAATGAGATGGCCACCTGGGCGATGGCGGAAATCACGTACCAGATCACGTACACGAATTAAGGAGGTGGCAATGACCACACCAAATCCACTGGCAAAAACGAAAGGTGCGGGAACGACGTTCTGGATGTACACCGGCAAGGGCGATGCGTTTGCGAACCCTTTATCGGACACTGACTGGCTGCGTCTTGCGATGGTGAAGGATCTGCAACCTGGCGAAATGACCGCTGATGCAGAAGATGACACTTATCTCGATGATGAAGATGCAGACTGGAAAACGACAACCCAGGGGCAGAAATCCGTCGGTGATACTTCGGCGACGCTGGCCTGGCGTCCGGGTGACAGCGGGCAGAAAAAACTGGTTCAGTTGTTCGACTCCGGTGAAGTCTGCGAGTTTCGTATCAAATATCCCAACGGTACTGTTGATGTTTTCCGTGGCTGGCTGAGTTCACTGGGTAAAACCATTGCCTCAAAAGACGTGATGACCCGCACCGTGAAAATCAGCGGTGTGGGGCGTCCATATCTGGCAGAGGAGGGCACTGAAACCGTGGGCGTTACCGGGCTGACGGTGGCACCGGCATCCGCCAGTGTCAATGTGGGAGCAACCACCACGCTGACCTTTACAGTAAAACCTGACGGAGCCAGTGACAAAGCGATCAGTGTGCATTCGACAGATCCACAGACAGCCACGGTGACCCTGAACGGACTTGTGGCCACGGTGAAAGGCGTGAAGCAGGGCAGCGTCAGCATTGTGGGCATGACTTCTGACGGCGATTTTGTGGCAGTGGCTACGGTGGCTGTCAGCGCCGCAGGTTAACAGGATGATACTCATCATTTGCCCCGGTTATCCGGGGTTTTTTGCAGGTGGAGAATATGATGTTTCTGAAACAGGGCACGTTTAATTATGAAAAACAGTCCGTGGTGCTCAGTGAGCTGTCCGGGCTGCAGAGAATTGAATATCTGGCGTTTGTTCAGCAGCGAACGGCAAAGTTTGATGCCGAAGAGGGAGAACTGCCGGAGGCTGAACGACAGATTGCTTTTCTGCGGATGGGGATGGATATCAATGCCTGGCTGGTTTCCCGCTCACTGTGGAATGCGGAACAGTCTCAGGATGTTGAGACGCTTTGCGCATCCGTTATTACAACATGGTCGTATGATGCCCTGGGAGCGGGGGCGGAGATGGTTCTGTCGCTGAGCGGTATGGGTGCCATTGAGAATGCCGGGGATCTGGAGCATGAGGTGCTGACGCCGGAAAAGTCCTGACGCGGGAAATGCAGTTTGTCATGCGGCTTGCCCGGGAGTTCCGGCGGGCAGACTGGCGGCGGATGCTGTCGGAAATGTCGGCCACTGAGCTTGGTGAGTGGGGCGATTATTTCCGGATGCAGAGCTTCAGTGATGTGTGGATGGATGCGCAGTTTGCCTCGCTGAAGGCATTGATCGTGAGAATGGTGTCCGGCAGCAGTGATGCTGCGGTGGCTGATTTCAGCCTTTTACCGGAAGAGAACGGGATACCGGAGCGAACGGACGAAGAACTGATGCATCTTGGGGAAGGTATTTCCGGAGGTGTGCGTTATGGACCAGATAGCCAACCTGGTCATTGATTTGGGGATTGATGCGGCAGAGTTTAAAAATGAAATTCCCCGTATCAAAAACCTTCTGAATGGTGCAGCCAGCGATGCAGAACGGTCTTCTGCCCGTATGCAGCGTTTTATGGAGCGTCAGACTCAGGCCGCCCGGCAGACAACGCAGGCGGCGTCTTCGGCTGCAACAGCCGCATCCGTCCATGCGCAGACGGTGGAGAAGAACGCACAGGCTCATGAACGCATGGCCCGCGAGGTGGAGCAAACCCGCCAGCGTATGGAGGCACTGAGCCAGAAAATGCGCGAGGAACAGGCGCAGGCCATGGCTCTGGCGGAGGCTCAGGATAAAGCGGCTGCTGCGTTTTATCGTCAGATTGACAGTGTGAAACAGGCCAGTGCGGGGCTGCAGGAATTACAGCGTATTCAGCAGCAGATCCGACAGGCCAGAAACAGTGGCGGGATTGGCCAGCAGGATTATCTGGCGCTGATTTCTGAGGTTACTGCGAAAACCCGTGTTCTTACACAGGCTGAGGAAGAGGCTACCCGACAGAAAGTGGCGTTTATCCGTCAGCTTAAAGAGCAGGCAACCCGCCAGAATCTTTCATCTTCTGAGTTGCTTCGTGCTAAGGCAGCCCAGCTGGGGGTAAGCAGTGCTGCAGAAGTGTATATCCGCAAAATGGAGCAGGCAGGAAAAGCCACGCATTCGCTGGGTCTGAAAAGTGCAGCAGCCCGCCAGGAGATAGGCGTTCTGATAGGTGAACTGGCCCGCGGCAATTTAGGGGCGCTGAGGGGATCCGGGATAACGCTGGCTAACCGTGCCGGATGGATAGACACACTGATGTCACCGAAAGGCATGATGCCAGGAGCGGTTATTGGCGGTATTGCCGCGGCTGTCTATGGTCTGGGTAAAGCCTGGTATGACGGTCAGAAGGAGGGGGAAGAATTTAACCGCCAGCTGTCGCTGACGGGGCATTATGCCGGAGTCACTGCCGGGCAGCTGTGGACGCTCAGTCGTGCTATTTCCGGGAATGGTATCACGCAACATGCTGCAGCCGGTGCGCTTGCTCAGGTGGTGGGGAGTGGTGCATTTCGTGGAAACGATATCGGTATGGTGGCGAGAGCTGCCGCACAGATGGAGCGATCGGTTGGCCAGTCGGTCAGCGATACCATAAATCAGTTTAAGCGGCTGAAGGATGATCCTGTAAATGCCGCGAAGTCTCTGGACAATGAGCTGCATTTTCTTACTGCCACTCAGCTTGAGCAGATACGCGTCCTTGGAGAGCAGGGGCGGTCCAGTGATGCGGCACGGATAGCCATGTCTGCACTGGCAGAGGAAACCGGTCGGCGTACTGCGGATATTGATAATAACCTCAATGCGCTGGGTAGTACGCTGCAAACCTTGTCTGACTGGTGGAAGCAGTTCTGGGATGCGGCCATGAATATTGGTCGTGAAGACTCGCTGGATGCGCAGATTGCCACTTTGCAGGAGAAAGTGTCGCGGGCGAAAAGACTCCCCTGGACGGCATCATCTTCTCAGGTTGAATACGATCAGCAGCGTCTTAACGATCTTCAGGAGAAAAAACGCCAGAAGGATTTGCAGGATGCAAAAGAGCAGGCAGAGCGGAATTATCAGGAGCAACAGAAACGCCGTAATGCTGAAAATGCTGCACTGAACCGGATGAATGAAACGGAAGCAGCACGACATCAGCGTGAAATTGCGCGTATTAATGCCATGCAGTACGCCGATCAGGTTGTCAGGGATGCGGCGATACAACGTGAAAATGAACGTTACGAGAAAGCCCTGGCATCCGGTAAGAAAAAAACACGCGAAACCCGTAATGATGAGGCCACCCGGTTATTGCTGCAGTACAGCCAGCAACAGGCACAGGTGGAAGGACAGATTGCTGCTGTAAGACAGTCAGCAGGCATTGCCACTGACAGGATGACAGAAGCGCATAAACAGCTTCTGGCTCTGCAGCAGCGCATCAGCGATCTGGACGGGAAAAAACTGACGGCAGATGAAAAGAGTGTGCTGGCCAGTAAAGATGAACTGATTCAGGCACTGACGCTGCTGGATGTAAAACAGCAGGAGCTTCAGAAACAGACGGCACTCAACGATCTGAAGAAAAAAACAATTCAGCTGACCAGTCAACTGGCTGAAGAAGAGCGCGCTCAGCGTCAGCAACATGACCTGGATATCGCCACGGTGGGTATGGGTGATCAGCAGCGGCAGCGATATCAGGTACAACTGAGTCTTCGCCAGAAATACCAGCAACAGCTGGAGCAGTTGAGGCGGGATAGTGAGCAGAAAGGGACATATAACACGGATGACTACAGAAAGGCCGAGCAGGCGCTGACGGAGAGCCTGAACCGACAACTGAATGAGAATCGCCGTTACTGGCAACAGCTTGAAATTGCTCAGGGTAACTGGAAAAACGGTGCCATGCGGGCGTTTCAGAATTTCACGGCAGATGCGGATAATGCGGCAGGCACTGCTGAGCAGATGCTTACAGCGGCATTTAACAGTGCTGGTAATGCACTGGCGACCTTCTGTACCACCGGAAAACTGAACTTCAAATCTTTTACCGCCTCACTCCTTTCCGATCTGGCAAAAATTATGGCGCAGATGGCCATGATGCAGGCGGTGAAGGGGATTGGTTCGGCGTTTGGCTGGGGGAGTGCAGCAACTGCCAGTGTGACGCCCAATGCTGATGGTGGTGTTTATCAGTCTGCTGATTTGAGTCGCTACAGTGGCACGGTGGTTAACCGTCCGACGTTTTTTGCTTTTGCAAAAGGCGCGGGTGTGATGGGGGAAGCGGGACCTGAAGCCATTCTGCCACTGCGCCGTGGTGCTGACGGTAAGCTGGGGGTTGTGGCAAATATTGGTGGTTCAGGTATGGCGATGTTTGAGCAGAATAACCATGTGGTGATTAACAACGACGGCACGAACGGGCAGATAGGTCCGGCTGCTCTGAAGGCGGTGTATGACATGGCCCGCAAGGGTGCCCGTGATGAAATTCAGACACAGATGCGTGATGGTGGCCTGTTCTCCGGAGGTGGACGATGAAAACCTTCCGCTGGAAAGTGAAACCCGGTATGGATGTGGCTTCGGCCCCTTCTGTAAGAAAGGTGCGCTTTGGTGATGGCTATTCCCAGCGAGCGCCTGCCGGGCTGAATTCCAACCTGAAAACGTACAGCGTGACGTTTTCTGTTCCCCGTTGGGAGGCCACGGCGCTGGAGTCGTTTCTGGCTGAGCACGGGGGCTGGAAAGCCTTTCTGTGGACGCCGCCTTATGAGTGGCGGCAGATAAAGGTGACCTGCGCAAAATGGTCGTCGCGGGTCAGTATGCTGCGTGTTGAGTTCAGCGCAGAGTTTGAACAGGTGGTGAACTGATGCAGGATATCCGGCAGGAAACACTGAATGAATGCACCCGTGCGGAGCAGTCGGCCAGCGTGGTGCTCTGGGAAATCGATCTGACAGAGGTCGGTGGAGAACGTTATTTTTTCTGTAATGAGCAGAACGAAAAAGGTGAGCCGGTCACCTGGCAGGGGCGACAGTATCAGCCGTATCCCATTCAGGGGAGTGGTTTTGAACTGAATGGCAAAGGCACCAGTACGCGCCCCACGCTGACGGTTTCTAACCTGTACGGTATGGTCACCGGCATGGTGGAAGATATGCAGAGTCTGGTCGGCGGAACGGTGGTCCGGCGTAAGGTTTACGCCCGTTTTCTGGATGCGGTGAATTTCGTCAACGGAAACAGTGACGCCGATCCTGAGCAGGAGGTGATCAGCCGCTGGCGCATTGAGCAGTGCAGCGAACTGAGCTCGGTCAGCGCGAGCTTTGTGCTGTCCACGCCGACGGAAACGGATGGCGCTGTTTTTCCGGGACGTATTATGCTGGCCAACACCTGCACCTGGACCTATCGCGGTGATGAGTGCGGTTATAACGGTCCGGCGGTCGCGGATGAATATGACCAGCCAACGTCCGATATCACGAAGGATAAATGCAGCAAATGCCTGAGCGGTTGTAAGTTCCGCAATAACGTCGGCAACTTTGGCGGCTTCCTTTCCATTAACAAACTTTCGCAGTAAATCCATGACACAGACAGATTCAGCGATTCTGGCGCACGCCCGGCGATGTGCGCCAGCGGAGTCGTGCGGCTTCGTGGTGAGAACGCCGGAGGGAGAAAGATATTTTCCCTGCGTGAATATCTCCGGTGAGCCGGAGGATTATTTCAGGCTGTCGCCGGAGGACTGGCTGCGGGCAGAGATGCAGGGTGAGATTGTGGCGCTGGTCCACAGTCATCCCGGAGGTTTGCCCTGGCTGAGTGAGGCTGACCGGCGGCTGCAGGTGCAGAGTGATTTGCCGTGGTGGCTGGTCTGCCGGGGGGCGATTCACAAGTTCCGCTGTGTGCCACATCTTACCGGGCGGCGCTTTGAGCACGGGGTGACGGACTGTTACACGCTGTTCCGGGACGCTTACCATCTGGCGGGGATTGAGATGCCGGATTTTCATCGTGAGGATGACTGGTGGCGTAACGGTCAGAATCTCTATCTGGATAATCTGGAGGCCACAGGGCTGTATCAGGTGCCGTTGTCAGCGGCGCAGCCGGGCGATGTGCTGCTGTGCTGTTTTGGTTCATCGGTGCCGAATCATGCCGCCATTTACTGTGGTGACGGCGAGCTGCTGCACCATATTCCTGAACAACTGAGCAAACGAGAGAGGTATACCGACAAATGGCAGCGACGCACACACTCCCTCTGGCGTCACCGGGCATGGCACGCATCTGCCTTTACGGGGATTTACAACGATTTGGCCGCCGCATCGACCTTCGTGTGAAAACGGGGGCTGAAGCCATCCGGGCGCTGGCCACACAGCTCCCGGCGTTTCGTCAGAAACTGAGCGACGGCTGGTATCAGGTACGGATTGCCGGGCAGGATGTCAGCACGTCCGGATTAACGGCGCAGTTACATGAGACTCTGCCTGATGGCGCTGTGATTCATATTGTTCCCAGAGTCGCCGGGGCCAAGTCAGGTGGTGTATTCCAGATTGTCCTGGGAGCAGCCGCCATTGCCGGATCGTTCTTTACCGCCGGAGCCACCCTTGCAGCATGGGGGGCAGCCATTGGGGCCGGTGGTATGACCGGCATCCTGTTTTCTCTCGGTGCCGGTATGGTGCTCGGTGGTGTGGCCCAGATGCTGGCCCCTAAACCCAGAACTCCCCGCACACAAACAACGGATAACGGTAAGCAGAACACGTATTTCTCGTCACTGGACAACATGGTTGCCCAGGGCAATGTTCTGCCTGTTCTGTACGGTGAAATGCGCGTGGGGTCACGCGTGGTCTCTCAGGAGATCAGCACGGCAGACGAAGGGGATGGTGGTCAGGTTGTGGTGATTGGTCGCTGATAATCACCGCCAGCTATGACGGTGATTGTTTTAGGCTGTTTGTTATTTAATTATTCCGCATGCCAGTCTTGCGCCCCCACCCCCCAGAGGAGCAGGTGAATCGGAATGATTATCCCCTCCGGCATGAATCATGATCGCCCGTTCTTTTATCTGGCTTATTTTTTTTATTTTTGGACTCAGAACCGGGTTTTCTGCATTTCCTTCTGAGTTGACATAGAGTGCTGGTAGATCACCCAGATGGCCCTCCGGATTGTACGGCCCAAGATGTTTATTTGTTTGTTCAGGATCATAATGCCCACCGGCAGCAAGAGCTGGCACTTTTTTTCCATTAATCAGACCGGGATCACAACTGGCATTTTCATGGATATGAAAGCCATGTAACCCTGGTGGTAGTTCTTTCAGATGAGGAGTGAACAGCAATCCGTAGCTGGTTTCTGAAATAGTTATTTCCCCTATATTTTTCCCTACTCCTTCTGAGGAAACGAGATTTACAGGGATCGTCATTGTATCAGCCATTACGGCTCCACTAAGTAGCGCAGTTACAGCAAGTATTTTTTTTATCATAAATACCCCGTCATTTCGTGTTGTTAATCAAGGTGATTTAAGTTTTAACAAATGAAATACAACAGATGCATTTTTGTTGCAAGCGGTCGTTATATGGTTCGCATAAAATTGATTACTGTTTCGGGAATTATCTATGGGTAAAGGTGGCACTAAGGGGCATACCCCGCGCGAAGTGAAGGACAACCTGAAATCATCCCAGCTGCTGAGCGTGATAGACGCCATCAGTGAAGGGCCGATTGAAGGTCCGGTGGACGGATTAAAAAGTGTGCTGCTGAACAGTACGCCAGTGCTGGACAGTGAGGGGAATACCAATATCTCCGGTGTCACGGTGGTGTTCCGGGCAGGTGAGCAGGAGCAGACACCTCCGGAGGGATTTGAATCCTCCGGTTCAGAAACCGTTATCGGTGCAGAATTAAAATATGACAATCCGCTCACCCGGACCATCACGTCGGCAAACATCGACCGTCTGCGCCTGACCTTCGGTGTGCAGGCACTGGTGGAAACCACTTCAAAGGGGGACCGGAATCCGTCGGAAGTTCGCCTGCTGGTTCAGATACAACGTAATGGTGGCTGGGTGACGGAAAAAGACATCACCATTAAGGGCAAAACCACCTCACAGTATCTGGCCTCGGTGGTGGTGGATAACCTGCCGCCGCGACCGTTCAATATCAGGATGCGCAGGATGACGCCGGACAGCACCACAGACCAGCTGCAGAACAAAACGCTCTGGTCGTCATACACCGAAATCATCGATGTGAAGCAGTGCTACCCGAACACGGCACTGGTCGGCGTGCAGGTGGACTCTGAGCAGTTCGGCAGCCAGCAGGTGAGCCGTAATTATCATCTGCGCGGGCGCATTCTGCAGGTGCCGTCGAACTATAACCCGCAAACACGGCAATACAGCGGTATCTGGGACGGAACGTTCAGGCCAGCGTACAGCGACAACATGGCCTGGTGTCTGTGGGACATGCTGACCCACCCGCGCTACGGCATGGGGAAACGTCTTGGTGCGGCGGATGTGGATAAATGGGCGTTGTATGCCATCGGTCGGTACTGCGACCAGTCGGTACCGGATGGTTTTGGCGGCACGGAGCCGCGCATCACCTGTAATGCGTACCTGACCACGCAGCGCCGGGCGTGGGATGTGCTCAGTGATTTCTGCTCGGCGATGCGCTGTATGCCGGTATGGAACGGGCAGACGCTGACGTTCGTGCAGGACCGACCGTCGGATAAGGTGTGGACCTATAACCGCAGTAATGTGGTGATGCCGGATGATGGCGCGCCGTTCCGCTACAGCTTCAGCGCCCTGAAGGACCGCCATAATGCCGTTGAGGTGAACTGGATTGACCCGGACAACGGCTGGGAGACGGCAACAGAGCTTGTGGAGGACACGCAGGCCATTGCCCGTTACGGTCGTAACGTCACGAAGATGGATGCCTTTGGCTGTACCAGCCGGGGGCAGGCGCACCGCGCCGGGCTGTGGCTGATTAAAACGGAACTGCTGGAAACGCAGACCGTGGACTTCAGCGTGGGTGCAGAAGGGCTTCGCCATGTGCCGGGAGACGTCATTGAAATCTGCGATGATGACTATGCCGGTATCAGCATCGGTGGTCGCGTGCTGGCGGTGAACAGCCAGACCCGGACGCTGACGCTCGACCGTGAAATCACGCTGCCAGCCTCCGGCACCACGCTGATAAGCCTGGTCGACGGGACGGGGAGTCCGGTCAGCGTGGAGGTCCAGTCCGTCACCGACGGCGTGCAGGTGAAAGTGAGCCGGGTTCCTGACGGCGTTGCAGAATACAGTGTGTGGGGGCTGAAGTTGCCGACGTTGCGTCAGCGCCTGTTCCGCTGTGTGAGTATCCGTGAGAACGATGACGGCACGTATGCCATCACTGCCGTGCAGCATGTACCGGAAAAAGAAGCCATCGTGGATAACGGGGCGCACTTTGACGGCGACCAGAGCGGCACGGTGAATGGTGTCACGCCGCCAGCGGTGCAGCACCTGACTGCCGAAGTCACCGCAGACAGCGGGGAGTATCAGGTACTGGCCCGCTGGGACACGCCGAAGGTGGTGAAGGGCGTGAGTTTCCTGCTTCGCCTGGCCGTGGCAGCGGATGACGGCAGTGAGCGGCTGGTCAGCACGGCCCGGACGGCGGAAACCACATACCGCTTCACGCAACTGGCGCCAGGGAACTACAGGCTGACAGTCCGGGCGGTAAATGCGTGGGGACAGCAGGGCGACCCGGCGTCGGTATCGTTCAGGATTGCCGCACCGGCAGCGCCGTCTCGGATTGAGCTGACGCCGGGCTATTTTCAGATAACCGCCACGCCGCATCTTGCGGTTTATGACCCGACGGTACAGTTTGAGTTCTGGTTTTCGGAAAAGCGGATTGCCGATATCCGGCAGGTTGAAACCAGCGCGCGCTATCTTGGCGCGGGGATGTACTGGATAGCCGCCAGTATCAATATCAAACCGGGCCATGATTATTACTTTTATATCCGCAGTGTGAACACCGTTGGCAAATCGGCATTCGTGGAGGCTGTCGGTCAGGCGAGCGATGATGCGGAAGGTTACCTGGATTTTTTCAAAGGCCAGATAACCGAATCCCATCTCGGCAAGGAGCTGCTGGAAAAAGTCGAGCTGACGGAGGATAACGCCAGCAAACTGGAGGAGTTTTCGAAAGAGTGGCAGGACGCTAACGATAAGTGGAATGCCATGTGGGGCGTCAAAATTGAGCAGACCAAAGACGGCAAACATTATGTCGCGGGTATTGGCCTCAGCATGGAGGACACGGAAGAAGGCAAGCTGAGCCAGTTTCTGGTTGCCGCTAACCGTATCGCGTTTATTGACCCGGCAAACGGGAATGAAACGCCGATGTTTGTGGCGCAGGGCAATCAGATATTTATGAACGACGTGTTCCTGAAGCGCCTGACGGCCCCGACCATTACCAGTGGTGGAAATCCACCGGCATTTTCCCTGACACCGGACGGGCGGCTGACGGCGAAAAACGCTGATATCAGCGGTAACGTGAATGCGAACTCCGGGACGCTCAACAATGTCACGATAAGTGAGAACTGTACGATTAAGGGCATGCTGGAGGCGACCCAGGTCAGAGGGGATTTCGTTAAAGCTGTATCAAAAGCCTTCCCGAAAAAAGTCGGTACGTGGGGT